CTTCATTCATTTACAATACTTTCAACATATAAATATATAATTATCCCAATAACCAATTTAAATTTTCAGTTCCCTTTTTACCCAAATCCATTTCATATGGATTTTGTTTTAAATGTGTATTTGTAGTATACACACTTTCATATTTACTTACATATGATGAATTTAACATTGTTTTTGTCAAATCTATACCTTCTTGTTTTAAACGAAGTGCTGTATTACGAACCCATAGGCCGATTGCAAGTGCCATAATAAGGTCATCATTATATCCTTTCATTGCTTCTGCTCTACCACCACTCCAAATAAATGTAAACGCCTCATCTATAAGTCTAGATGAACGAATTAGAATATCTTTGTCAGTCATATATGTATCTAATGCCGAAATGATTAGTGGGCGAGTTTTAGATGTTGTAGAAAATCCAGCTACCATATTTCGTTCTTCTCTATAATATTTGTTTGACATTTGTCTTTCCGTATCTACATATTGTAAATCATTACTCATATAGAATAAATTTTGATATCCTCTATCAATTACTTGTTGAATACATGCCCAACCTACATTGGAGTTTTCAATTACCAACAATGCATTATTATATTCCGTTGCCAATGCTGTAAGGAAATTACCAAAATCTTTTGTGTCAATTTTACCTCTATATTCTGCAACTTGTGAACTATCTTCTATGTCTATAACTTGTGCAGTAGAATAATCGGCTCCGTCACCTCTAGCGACATCGGCGGATATCATATAAGCTCTATTGTAGTTTGGATGTTCCCATACCCAAAGGTTTCCATCAAATCCTCGTTTCTCAACAGGTTCCATTACATATGTATCTTTATACCATGTCAATAATGCCGGGTCAATTACGGTATCACCTGAACCAACAAAGTCACAATCACATTCTTGTGCTGCACCCTTAACTCCTAAAATACGAGTTTGCTCATCTCTCCAAGTTTGATTTCTTTCTGGATGAACAGTCCAATGTAAATTGATACAATTAAAACCATTATTTCCACTTTCTCCTTCTACCCACATTTTATGGAACCAATTACCCACACCATTTGGAGTAGATAATACAATTGCCGAACCACCTGTTGATAGAGTTGATTGTGCTGATAACCAAATTTCATCGATGTCTCTAATGAATGCTGCTTCATCCACAACCAATAGTGATAAGGCTTCCGAACGACCTGCATCAGGAGAACTTGCGATTGCTTTTACTTGTGAACCATTTTTTAATTTAAGGGAAAGTTTATTATCTTCTACCGAACTACTACCACCATCTCTTAACCAAATAGGAAGTAAGTCGTGCATAACTCTTACCTTCTCTACCAGATTCTTAGCTACGGTCACTTTCGTTGCGATTACCAATGCATTGAAGTCTTGGTTGAATAACATCTTCCATAAAATAAACCCTGCAGATAAGGTCGATAGACCCAACTGACGAGATTTAAGAATAATGTTAAAACGATTTTCTTTAAAGTCTGTTAAACAATCCTCCTGGAAAGGATAAAGGTGAAAGGGAATTTTTCCTCTCACCGGATGCTGAATGACACAATACTTTTTCATAAAGTAAATTGGGTCTAACGCACACTTGCGATATTCTTCAGCAATTATCTCTTTTAATGATTTCTTAGGTTGCCCTTGAACTCCCATTATTTTTTAAATTTAATCTTCCAATATACACCACCACCGATGTATGGAGAAAGACTTCCGTTAGTTCCGTCTGTTACTCTATTTGCAACACCTACACCAACTTGATAGATTTTATCTTTTTTAGTTTTTACCAACAACCCACCACCAATGTTTGAAACTACATCGGCTTTGTTAAATCCACCAGTAAAACCATAATATACTTGTGTCTTTGGTAATTCTTTAACAATAAGAGTTTCTTTAATAGTTCTTTCTTTTACTTTAGCATCAAAAGTTCTACCTAATATTCTATTCTGTGAGATTGTATCGGTTACTGCAACTGTTCCCAATGAATCAGGTAATACCAATACATCTTTGTATAATACTTTTGAATAATAATCTTTTAATAAAGCTTGAGTGTCTACGATTGCAGGAACTTGTACTTGTACTTCTTTTTCTACGATTGTTTCGTGGTAGATATCAGAACCCTTTTTAGTTATTACTTTTGTTTTAACAACTTCAAACGTATCTATGTCATGTTTAATAACTTCATACTTTTTTCCTTCAATTCTAACAGTTCTGCCTGGCATCTTTCCACCTGGGTTAAACCACTCTAATAAAATGATTGCAATTAAAACTGCGATTGCAATGTTTTTCAAATTCAATAATTTTTTCATAATTTTTATTTTTTAATTAATTCCGGATGATTTAACTCAACCAATTTTTCTTCTAATAACCTTTTTCTTTCTATTAATAATTCAATGGCTTCATACGCTCCATCGATATCATTTCTTAAATCTTGTTTTACTTTTTCAATATCAACATCCCATGTCCACTTTTCAATTCTACCATCTTCGGTAACTTGCTCTATTTGTTGTTTAATTCCCAATAATGCTTCTTCATATTGAGCCTTTATATCTCTAACAAATCCTAATTTATTAAGAGTTATTTTATAATCTTCATAAAATGGATATGTACCATCATTTTTTAATTCTATTTCATATTTTGCCAAACAAGTTACACACATTCCAGTTTTACGAATTAACTTTTTATCCGCCATTGATAATTTTGTGGTTTGACATTCTGTATTACTACATGTATTTAATTTATCTAAATACTTTCTAATGTCATCCATTTGGGTTACTGCGGAAACAAATCCTTTCTGTTGTTCCCACTCTTTACCTTCGTTATCAACCCATCTTTCTCCAACTTCTCTTTTTTGTTCAGCTTCTTTTTCATAACCAAATACTCTTTGAGTATTATCTTGCCTTCCAAAAACTGTGTCTATAATGAGTTTACGAGATTTGTGCATCCCTTTTGATTTCTCATCAAAACTTTTTCTTTTTGCCATACTAATCTTACTTTTTGTAACTGTTTATTATTATAATATATATCAAATTATGAGTAAAAAATACCAAGTATCTGGTTTAGTGGTGCAAACGTACCTGTAAGTTTGTATGTTTTTCCGTTATAAACGAAAACCAAACCTTCATTTGCAACTATCTTTTCTATACCACCTAATTGATTTAATCTTTCCAATTCTGTTTTTAATTTTTGAATTTGTGCAGGACTACCACTATTTCTAACCTGTGCTGCCACAGATTTTAATTTAGATTTCATTGCACGTATTGCGTTGTCAGGATGAACAGTCAAAACACTTCCTACAAATTCTAAAACATCTGCACCAACTCCTAAAAATAATTCTTCAAATGGTCTAATGTTATCTTTCTGTTGTTTTGCAACATTTACTTTATCATTTTGAATTGCCCATTTCTGCAATTCTTCGTCTGATATTGTATTTAAACGAAATGACTTTTCACCGAATGCCCATCTTCTAATTAATGCTTCTTTTGTAAGTTTATCAATTTTGGTTGGGGCATTTGATTCAATCCACCAATCCCACCAACTTTGATGGTAGTCTGCAACATTGTCCGAATCTTTTAAACCAAATTCATTTTGTAATTTATTTAATTTAGAAAGATATTTACCCTGTTTAGAACTTAAATCATCACTCTTTGGTATATTTGTAATCGGTGGGCCCTGTATTGTATATTTTGATTGAACGTCTGCATTAACTCTTTTAATCATTCCTGCTAATATATTTTCTGCACCATCAACTTGTCCAATTGCGACACCCTTGTCATTATATTGTATACAATTATGAAATACCAATAAAGCTTGACCATATGGAATCACATTCACAGACGTTGGCCATATAACTTCAATGTTCATAAAGTTTTTACCTTCATCAAATATTTTTTCTCTTTGTTTTTGAGACAGAGATGATATTGCTGCCGATAAATCTCTCATAGCAAAGTTATATGCATCCGTTAAACCCCCTCTTCCTTGAAATTTAGATGCAACACCTTCTATTCCCAATGCATTTGCACCAGCATTTGACAAATGTCCTTTGTTACGTGCTGCAATTAATCTACCATTTTTCCAACTTATTGCTAAAGCTTGTCCATCTGTTTTTTCTCTTACTACACCCAATTCACCATTAAGTGCACTTGTAATAATATTTTTTAAATCTCCAAACGTTAAATCCATATCATCAAACGGATGTGACATATGACCATAGGCTCCACCTTCTAATAATAAACCTTCCTTTATAAATTCAGTTTCAACGTAATCAACATCTGGTAGGTTTTTTATACGATATGTAATTGTTCTTTCTTCTGCATCTTCGTCTCCGAATATTGCATCTGCTTTTGGAAAATCGGTTTGAGTATATCCACCATTTTTATACCAATCTTCACTTTTATCCGAATCTAATTTTCTTTTTTTACCTTTTGTAATAAATGAACCATCTGGAACATCTGCCGTATTCGCGATTGTAACACCACTAACTTCATCTAAATAATTTTCTATATAATTTTCAACGTCTTTATATAGTTCTTTTATTTGTTCATCAAAATTTGGTTGAATGTTTAATTCCTTTTCCATTTTAGTTATATCGTCATATCCCATATTTCTCAATTCTCTGGCAACTGCGTTGGCATTTGGTGACATATTTGCTTTTCCAAAAAGATATGCGTTAATTCTTTTTCTGAATTTGGAATCTCTATATAATTTCATAATATTAATAAAATGAACATCTTTATTACCCATTTCATAAATATTTTGTCCTTTTTGTCCTAATCTAAAAGTGGTTGCTTTCTTACCATTTATAGTAGGCATTCCATAATCATCCTTTCCTATATCTTTAACTTGTACTTTTTTGTTTTTAAATTTACCCATCAAAACGGTATCACCTTTGTCAACATCTATATTAATATCTTCATTGTAAATTTGTTTGTTAATTCTACCATATTCTCTCATTAAGATTCCTGCAACTGCATGAGCCTGATTTTCTATCGGTGAACCATCTGCTCCATCTTGTACAGGATTTCTAACCAACCCCAATTCATCTTGCTTTCTATGAACCATTTCATGTGCAAGAGTTCTTAATATATCTGCGGTTAATCTACCTTCGGTTGCAACATATATTTCTTTTGATATTGGGTCAAATCCACCTAAACTGGTTTTTACTTCTGCAAATTCTCTACCACCTACCAAACTTATCTTTGGTTGTTCTTTTAACTTTAATCTTTTAGTTGCAAACTCTACAAAATGTTGAATAGATTGTTGTTTGGTTTCTGATATATCTTCGTTAAAATATTGTGTTATAAATTCGTTTACATCTTTTTCAATTTCACCTATAATTTCATTTTTAGAACCGGTGGGTGCACCATTGATATATCCACCCGGTAATGTTAATCCTACACCGATACCACCAGGAAATCCTTCATTTAACTTTGTTGTTATCATTTTAAAGATTCCTTTGTCAAATTTTGGATATGCTTTTAAGAAAAACTTTTTAGCTTTTTCTTTATCACTACTACCTAATCCGTTTCTAACATCAGTTCCACTTATTGGATTTTCTTCAGCTGGTATAGGAAATGTGTAACCAATTTCATCATAACCATATCCGGCTTTGCCTCTATATGGTTTAAAGTATTTACCTTGTAAACGTGTTGCGTCCTTTTCACCAACTGCTGCAATATATGCAATAGTTTGGCCATCGTATTTTTTTAATATCTCAACGGGTCTATATGGATTACTTACTTTTACAAACTTTGATGAAGGAATTCCAAACATTTTAGTTGCAATTTCCTTTTTCTCACTAAAAGAGAATGGAGATTTTTCCGATGATGTATCGTTTGATGTTGCAATATAAACATTTGCAGAACCAAATTCAGATACTAATCTTTCATAAGCATCGTTATGTCCTCTATGAAATGGTTGAAAACGACCAGCATATACCACAATTTCACCCTCTATTTTTGGTTTATTTACTTCTAATAATGAATTCATGTGTATAAATATTGTTAAATTATACTATTCGTATTTCTAACTTACCATCCAATAGAAAATTTAAGATTAATTGCATTTCTTTATTTGAATGTAGTTTTAAATAACTATTTTTACCATATTCCAAAAATAAATTTTGATTATATAGACATATATCTTTAACATTATTTAAAAATTCATCCTTTTCTTCTTTTGTTTTGTTTGCAAATTTTTCAATTTCAATTTGAATCATTTTTAATCTTTTCAAATCATCATCCTCATTATCATAACTCTCATCAATATACGGATGAAATGTTTTATATCCAAATCTTTCTCTAATATGTTCCAATGATTTAGATGGCCCTGCTAAAATAAATGGTTGACAATGGCCGATTGGTTTCCATACTTTTTCACTCAAATATCCACTTGGGAAATTTGTATGTTCTTGAAAGAATATCGATTCCGTAACGATACTCAAATATGTGTTTAAATAAATGTCTTTATTTTCAAAACCAAAACCTGCAATTTTTGTCAAATCTTGTATATCCAATAACGAACTGGTTTCTGTAATTAATTTTATAAATTCCGTATTATCATCATGCATTAAGAATTGTGGTTCGTTTAATTGAAATGAAAATTGTTTATCCCAAGAAACTAAACTTTTTTCAAAACCCAATTTATGCAATTGACTTAATAAAAGTAATCTATGTAATTTCCAATGTCTATTTAATAATAAAAAATCTTTTTTCTCCGTTCCTAAACGTTCTAAAAATTCTTGTGATGACACTACTGAATTTTTTCTATGTTCAATTGTACCGAATTGTGGTTCATATGAACCTTCTCCCCAATAACTATAATTTGGATTTGTTAGCGTATTATTGAATTCTTGTGCCTTACCAATCATATTGTAACTATAATCTATAACTTTATAGTCTACACCCAATTCTTTAAGATTATCT